CTGGAGTTCAGACGTGTGCTCTTCCGATCTACGTTCAGACAAGAACAAAGACGGGAAGGAAGAATTTTATACCCGTAAGGGAAACGAAGCTGTATATGCTCCGCTTTCAGCCGAAATGTACCCGTCAACGTTGCGAGACGGTGATAACTGGACGAGAAAAGACTTTCAAACGGAATATACAGACGTTAACGATTTAACAGCTTATGCGTTTCGTACAATGAAACAATACGCTTATCCGATTATCACGTACACAGCAAGTGTTCAATCCAGCTTTTTAGGCAATTACAGTGATTTGGCGCTTGGTGATACCGTTAAAATTTACGACGGAAATTTTGTAGGTGGTCTTGCGCTGGAAGCTCGTGTGACAGAACAAATTATCAGTTTCGATAATCCAAATAACAATTCACTTGTGTTTTCGAACTATGTCAAGCTCAAGAATACTGTTTCAGCAACTTTGCAGAAACGTTTGGCAGAGCTAGTCGAAGCTAACACGCCTTACACAATTAAGTTAGCAAGAAATAATAGTCTTATCTTTAAGAACGGGCAAGGCGAAACAATTATCACGCCAAGCCTTTACAAGGCAGACAAGCCTATCACAGCCGACGTAACTTGGCGGTGGGCTTTGGACGGAAACGTTACTGTCGGCATGCAGTATCTTGTAAAAGCTAGTTCTATCAACGATACTGCCGTTTTGACCGTCTCCGCATACATTGGTAACAATGAAGTTGCAACGACCGAAATCACGCTGACGAACGTCAACGATGGCGCAGACGGTGCTAAAGGCGATAAGGGCGAGACCGGAAACGGCATTGCTAATACTGTTATCACTTACGGTCTTAGCACGTCAGGAACCACCGAACCAGCTACGTGGGCTAGTAACATGCCTGTTTTGGTTAAAGGTATGTATTTGTGGACACGAACCGTACAAATATACACCAATGGTACATCTAGCACGAGCTATCAAAAAGGTTATATTGCCAAAGACGGTGCGCAAGGTCTGCCGGGTACGCCGGGCAAAGATGCTCAAACGCAGTACACACATATTGCTTACGCTGATAATGCAACTGGTGGTGGTTTTAGCCTGACGGATAACACTAAAGCTTACTGGGGCATGTACCAAGATTTTAATGCTGCCAACAGTAACGACCCTACAAAATACAAGTGGTCTAAGTGGAAAGGTGATCAAGGATTGCCCGGCGCACCGGGAGCTGATGGAAAAACGTCTTATTTCCATATGGCTTACGCTGATGATAATAAAGGTACTAACCTTAGTTTTACCGACAAGAATCAGCAATATATGGGCTACTACAGCGACTACACAGAAGCTAACAGCACCGACTACAAGAAATACACTTGGGTGGATAGGCTGGCGAATGTGCAGATTGGAACAGTTAATCTCATTAAAGGTACTGGTTCAGCTTTTGTTATGGGCTATGGAATCACAAATACAACTTGGAACGAAACTAAAAAACAATCCATTTTAGATTTTTCGGTTTCTGGCGTTAATCGAGCTATCCATTCTGAGATATTACCACAAAATGGAAAGTTCTTTGATTTTAAACCAATAAAAGGGATGACTTACACACAATCAATCATGATTGACACAGATGCGACATTTAATCCAAATGGGCAAGCACAATGTTCTTGGTTTACATATAGTGGTCATAATCAGCAAAAAGCTTACATTAAGAAAGTTGGGGAGCACACTTATCAAGTATGGTCAACGTATACGTGGAATTTAGAAAATACAGCACTTAGAGCGTTTGATTGGTATGGCTTACATAACATTTTGCTTTTTCGCACAACAGGTACTTACTTGGCATTTTATAAGCCGAAATTAACAACTGGCAATTTGCCAAGCGATTGGTCGGCTGCTCCCGAAGACACCCAAGAACAAATCGACAGCAAAGCCGACAGCGCACTCACGCAAGAGCAACTCAATGCGCTAGAAGCTAAGCGATTGCAGATGGAAGTTGAGCTAAAAGCGAAAGCTACTCTGGAGCAAGTGTCAGAGCTTGAAACGTTTATCAACAATCTTAAACAAGAGGATACAGACGGTCGTCAAAAGATTATTGAGATAACAAAAGCCATTGAAGAACGTGTCAAAGACATTGAGCCGATTATGGAATACTCCCAAAAATTGAAGTTCATGGATACGTACATCACGCAAGGAAATGGCGGCATGATTATTGGTGCGAATGAGAGTACGACTAAAGTCGTCGTCACACCAGACCGCATTTCATTCCAAAGCGGTGGTTCAGAGGTGGCTTATATTAGTCAAAGAATGCTCCACATTGATAACGGTGTATTTACAATGTCTTTGCAATTAGGACACTACATTACCCGTGCTCATCCCAAAAATGAGTATGTCAATGCGACATACTTTGTTAAATAGCGAAAGGAGGACTTATGGCAACAGCTCAATTTAGTGGGCAATACGGACATAATATGACGTTAGAGGTCTGGTCTGATTGGAACAGACAAGACACAGTCAATAATAGGTCAACAGTTAATCTACAAGCTCGCTTGCGTACCAATGGCTATGCTTCTGTAACTGGTGTCACTGCACCAATGACAATTCATGTCGATGGTGGCGATGAAATTGTTAATGCTAGTGTCAATATTGGCACTAATTCATCTCTACTTATTTTTGGTAAAGATTACGTCGTTAGTCATGATGGAAACGGAAATAAGACAGTTAACATTAGTTTTAAAGTTGATATTAACGTAGGCGGTTACGGTTCGGCTACTGTTAGTTTATCTATACCACTTCCACAGATTAAGCGAGCTAGTACAATCAGCGACGTAACTGGTACACTCGGAAGCCCAATGACACTCGATATTAGTCGTAAAGACAGTAGCTATACCCACAATCTCAAGTATGAGTTTGGGAAACTATCTGGAACTATTGCGACTAGTGTTGGTACGTCGTGCTCATGGACACCTCCTTTAAGTCTTGCGACAGCTATGCCAAATAGTACAAGCGATTGGGGTCAAATTGTTCTAGAGACTTATAGTGGCTCTACTAAAATCGGTCAAACCAATTGCATTTTAACCTTAAACGTGCCAGACAGCATTAAGCCAACGCTTGGCAGTATCACGCTAACAGATAGCAACACAGCGGTTAAAAATCTGCTAAATACAGCTAACACGTTCGCTGAAATTGTGTCAGATATTAAAGTGGCGTTTAATGATGCTACTGGCGTGCAAGGCTCTACAATTACAGGCTATCACGCTGAAATTGTTAACAAGAACCAGTCTACCAACGCCAACAATGGCAATCTAGGATTGATGAAGTGGAATGGTTCAGCACAGGTCAAGGCGTGGGTGGTTGATAGTCGTGGGCGCTCTAGCAACGCTGTTACTACTGACATTACGGTATTAGAGTATTTCTTACCAACGCTGACATTCACGGCAATTCGTGGCGACACCAATCAATCATCAGATAAGATTGTCGTTAGTCGAACGGCTAAGATAGCGCCGCTTAGAATCGGCAATACTCAAAAGAATAGTTTTAAGCTTAGCTTTAAGACAGCGCCATTTGGCTCAACTACTTATACAGCTGATACTGGCGCAGGGGTTAACGATAAGGTCACTAACACGTTGACTAACTCTAAAGCCACACTTAGCGGAACGTTCGACATTGGCAAATCTTACGAAGTCTATGGTGTGCTTGAAGATGCCTTGACAAGTTCAGGTACGGTTAAAGCGCCACCTGTTTCACCAGAAAAAATGGTGATGGGTATGGCTGAAACAGCCGTAAGTTTTGGGAAATATCCAGAAAATAAAAACGCTGTTGATAGTGACTGGGTCTTTAAATACAAAAATAAAGATATTCAACACCATCAGCTAACAAGCAATGCTGGACGTTCGCCTTATAACGCTTCTGGCACGCTAGATTTAAATACTAAAACTGTCAATAGTTTCTTTTCGTGCAATGAGCCAAAAAATGGTCCGACGGTTGGAACAGGTTTAAATCAGTTCTATGTCTCGGTCTATTCGGAAAGTGATAACTACTTGTCGCAACAAGCTATCCAAAAGAATAGCGGACGAATGTTTACTAGGACTAGACATAGTGGTACGTGGACGAATTGGATTGAATACGCACCGCTGAATAGCGTGGCTGAGTTTACGGCAGTTAACCAAACCAAAGTGTATACAAGGACTATCAATGGTCCGTATGGTTTAAACGCAAATGCAACTCGTTGTGGCAACATTGTTAATCTGTCGATTAATCTGGCTTATAAGAACGCTCACAAAGTCAGCGGGAAAGCGGTAGAAACGATTCCTGTTGGTTGGAGACCAACGACTGCTCAGATTATCACCTTAACCGGTCATGCTGGCGGTGGCACAGGTACAGAGAACTGGACGGATAGTTTTGCAGATTTGCATTATGAAACAGATGGTACTATCAATTTTACGATTATAACGAAAACCCAACCATTAGCTATGATGGGCTCTATTACGTGGATAACAACAGACCCATTCCCAAGCTAGAAAGGAGAAAACATGAAATTAAAATTTGGCTCAAAATCGCAAGAGTTTGCGGTCGATGGCACGGTGACAGGTACGAAAGTAACTTTGACAAATGACGAGGGCGCTTTTTATCCTGTCATGTTGCCGGCTGACAAAATCAGCTTGTCGAATGATGAGCTGGAAAATTTGGCTAAAGATGTTATTTATCAAGAGAATTTCCGTGATAAGTACGAAAATGAGAAATTCAATGAAATCACAAAAGAGCTCGCAAGCTACAAAGAGAATTCGGAAGTAGCACAATCTACTTTATTAGACGTTGTCACTCAACTTTATGACAAAGGGGTGCTGACTGATGAAACTACTACACAAAATTAAAGACGAAATAGAAAGAGGAACAGACATGATGATTAAACTTTATGCAATTAATATTATTTCAGGAAACTATCAATACGCCAAAGTGCCAAAATGCTTGAAACCAAAAGTCAAAGCGCAAATCGCTCTCATGGTTGAAGATGATGAGCTTTTGGCAGAGTTGACTAAAGAAGATACTGCTGAATAGCTTAGAAAGGAAAAAAGGATATGGCTGAAAAAGAACTGATGCATTGGTTGATGACGACAGTCTTTCCTATTGCTCTTTCTGTTGCAAGTTTTTATATTGTCACCAAAAACAATACAGCAAACCTCGAACATCGTTTGACAGAACTTGAAGCTATCAACAAATCACAAGAAAAGATGATTGATATGCACGCTTCAAGGCTTGATAAACATGACGAAGAACAAAAAACGATGCAAGGAATGATTGAGCAAATTAAAAACTTATCTGAAAACGTCGGCGAACTAAAAGCAGATTTAATTCCGCAATGGCAGCACAGTCGGCTTTGCGGGCAAAACGGATGGACATGTCTGGCCTCAATAAACTAATGATGATGATGATGTTATCAATACTATCGAAAACAGCCCGAAGCAACGGATTCCTCGATGAAAT